GTTTTTCTGTTAAAAAGAGGGTTCGTATAAAAAAGAGTAATAATATTAATTGGTCCTTTGTTAATTTTCTTAAAGAAAATTACCCCTCTATTTACGACTCTCTAGGTTTGAGAGAGGCTGTACTTTCGGTTAATCTAAGGAATGGTTATTTAAAAGAAAATATTTCTGGTAAGTCTTCTTTTAAATATAAATATTTACCAGCTCGTCACACTCTTGAAGGTCTTTATAAAAAATTATTTCTTTATACTAGACCTCAATACTTGTGTGATGATGCTTGGTCCTTGTCTTTAGATTTTCTTAAAGAGCATTTTTCTTCCTCTCTTTATAATGGTAAAGTTCTGTCTTATGACGAGACTATTGAATTTTTAAAAAATTCTAGTTCTAAGGATTCTTCTACTGGGTACGTGTGGAAGAAGGCTGGTTATAAGTCTAAAAATGAGTTTTGGGATAATTTTAAACCTATTTATGATGAAGTTGAAGCTTCAATTGAAAAAGGTGAAAATCCCGTTTTATTTTGGACAATGTTTTGGAAAGATGAAATGCGTGAAACTTCACGTGTTTTGGATGGTAATAGTAGAGCAGTTTGGAGTTGTTCTCCCATTCAATTATTTTATTCTGTTAAATATTTTTCCCACTTGTTCAAAAATTTTCTCGGTAATCGAGAGTTTACCTGGTCTTTTTGTGGCTCTGATTTTCATAGTTCAGATTTTGACTATCGCTTAAATGCTTTTAAAAACTGTGTCTGTTTTGCTTTGGATTATTCTCCTTTTGATGCTTCTCAAACTGCTGCAGACATTGGCGATCAATTTGAACTAATGTATGATTCACTTCTTCCTATTTATCACACTGATTATCATTTAAAGAGATTAAATCTCATGATGAGCAATGAAATTTTTTCTCATGTGATTATGCCTGATGGAAATGTGATCATGAAAGAGTCTGGTAATCCGACGGGCTCATGGTTTACTATGCTTCGTAATATTTGGCAGAATTTTAGATATTTAGCTTATGTATGGATTAAGTCTAGATTGGATCATGGTTTATCTACCTTTTATCAAGATTTTATTGCTTCCGAATTGGCTATTTTAAATGGTGATGATTCTTTAGTGAAAGCTACTTATGATTTAAATCCGATTAATATTCGTAAGTATCTTCCTCATTTAGAAACAACTTCCTGTTTGACTGTCAATGGTAGAGATTATGGTTCAGTTGATGAAATGTCTTTTTGTAACTGTCGCCCCTTTTTCTTAGGTAAGAAGTTAGTTCCTTTACATGATTCCTCCAAAATCCTTTTGTCTTTTTGTTTTAAGATTTTTGATGATTTAGATAGATTTGAAGAAAAGTTTGGTTTTTCCCTAGATTCTCAAAGAGCAATTGGTTATTTGGTTGCAAATCCTTTTGACACTTATTATTGTGCCATTCTAGAACATTATTGTGTTTCCAAAGGCTATTCAACGGTTAATCTGCAGAAGATTAGAAACCGTTGTTTAGATCTTTAATTCCTCCTTTATTTTCTTCTTAGGAGGGTTGTAAGTCTGTTGGTT